GTACTGTTGAAAAATTTACGTCCATGGACGAGTTTACTGCAATCGGAGAAGATAACATAGAAGAAGTTCTTTGGGGCTATGATAATAGTGATATATTAAATTTTAATGTAAATATTATGTGTGCTATGTCTAAGATATACCAACAGCAAAATGGTACAGATATGTTTGATGATTTCATGCAAGAGTGTGGTAAAGAATTATTACCTAAATATTATCAATTGCACCCGTAAAACCCCTGCCTTTAGGCATGGGGATATAAGGGTGCAAATATGGTAAGCATATTGGGAAACTAGTATGTAGAGATAGTATAAAGAGCTATCCAATAAAGAAACTGAAATGCTGGAATACCATAAAGTCATTCAAACCTAAGAGGTAGCGAAAGCAGAAATAATTGGATGAATAGTACATGGTTAAATCCTAAATATTAAATAATTGGTAATCAGCAACGAAAATAAAAATCGTTCAACGACTAGACTTCTTGAGAGTCGTACCTAGCAAGTGCTGGGGAAGTGGTATCGCCTAAACTGTATAAATACAGCAAGGATAAGATATAGTCTGTGCCTTAAAGAAATTTAAGGGTGAATACAATAACCGTGAAAAGGGTAACGCCTTTTTGTGAACTAGACCTCTAAAACGGTCTAAAGTTAGGGGAAAACTTTGGCATTTCCCTGTTGACAGTGTATAGAAAGTATGCTATATTAATCAATAGGGAGGTGAATCTACTGAATGATACGATGTATAAAGACAGAATTTTATGTTTCTAAAGATGATTTAGAAAGGCTATTTGCATGTAATCGAATATCAGCAATGGTCTGGAACAAATGTTTAGAGCTTGCAAAAGAGTATAGGAAGGCTAATGATGGAAAATGGATTTCTAAAGGAAAGCTTCAAAGCTTATTAAAACAGATTTATCCGTTACATAGTCAATCTGTACAAGCTGTAGCTGAAAGATACGATGATGCAAGGACTAGTGCAAAAGCTTTACGAGATAAAGGATATTTAAGTATTAATTATCCATGGAGGCATAAGAAGAATTATCCTACAAGATGGAAGTCTGATGGTGTTAAACTAAATAATAATGTTTTATTTTTACCTATTGGAAGATGGATGAGACATAATCAATCACCAATTAAAGTAGAACTTCCACAAAGCATATTAGATTTGCTTGAAAACAATAAAATTTGCACAGTAGATTTAATATGGGATAATAAGTTAAAATTAAGTATAGCTTATGAAGACGGAGAAGTTGAAAAAGAATCTAGTGGAGAGTATTATGCAGGAATAGATCTTGGAGAAATACATTCCATAACAGCTTTTGCAGAAACAGGGCATGCAATAATTTTAACAGGAAGATATCTTAGAAGCATAAATAGACTTAGAAACAAGAAATTAGCAGAATTTCAAAGAAAGCAATCAAAATGTAAAAAGTATTCAAAGCGTTGGAGAAAACTTCAAAGAGCGAAGCGATATATGCTTAACAAATGTGAAGTTCAAGTTAGAGATTTTACACACAAACTCACGAAGAAGTTTGTGGACTGGGCTATTGATCATAAAATTAAGTGTGTATATTGTGGAAATCCAGAAGGGGTACAGCGTAAGAATAAATGTAAGGTAGTAAATCAAAAACTATCAAATTGGAACTTTGGAGTTCAAATGAAATACTTAGAATATAAACTAAATAAAGTGGGAATAGCTTTTAAGAAAATAAATGAAGTATATTCTACACAAACTTGTCCTGTATGTGGACAAAGGCATAAGCCAGAAGGAAGAAATTATTCCTGCAAATGTGGATATACTGCTCATAGAGATGTACATGGAGCAAGTAACATATTAAGTTTAGGAATGTATGAAAAGATCAAGTATATTCATGACATCAAAAATACAAAGTATCTACGGGTTGCCTAATGGGTAGAAATACACTTAGGGTAAACACGAAGTAGTAGAAGCGCAGAACCGCGCCAAAGTTGTCTAATATGATATTAAGGTGAGTCACTTTACGGCTATATGCTCGAAGGGCGAAGTCAAGGCTTTGCCATGACAACAAATCTTTAATGCTAAATATTAGGAACCCTCTAGCTTTAGCTATGGGGAGGTTCAGGAAGTAAAAGCTCCTAGTGGTAAGAAAATATTAGTAGATGAGTCAGGTAAAAAAGTTAGTGCTAGTAAAGTATATCCAAAATATATAAGGAGAATCAAATGAAAGAGATAACTGCAAATTGCTATGTAAATGGTAAAGCTAAAGTAACTATAGTAGTTCCAGATGATACTACAGAAGAAGAAATCTATGAAGAAATTGAAGCAAATTTAGATATTGGTGATTTAGATTATCAGCTATCAGATGTAGATATTGATATTGACCTTGTTAGAATTATCTAAATATTTTTGTAAGGGGAAAGCAATTTCCCCTTGACATTTTCTCTTTTTTGTGCTATGATAATATGTGCAGAAAGGGGATAGATAGATGTGGCTTATAATGTCTTGTTGGATAATAATTGTTCTTATGCTTTTTCAAACCTATCAAGAAGGTAAGAATAATAATGTGGTTAGATTAAGCTATAGGCAATCAAAATGTAGTTCTTGTAAGTATTTTAATAGCTTTACTCGTACTTGTAATTTAGAAAAAGATTTCAGTAAGTGCTATAGTTGGGAAAAGAAAGGGAGGTGGTAAAGTGAATGAGTATGAGTATCATTATGAAGATAAGTGTTGGTTTAATGGATCTTGTCACTTAGAAAAGACTAAAGGTTGTAATAAATTCTGTGCAATGCGTAGAGAATTTGACTATCTGCTTTTTGCAAGTGAAGTTCCAGATAAGTTTAAGAGTTATGATAAAATATTATTAACACCTTCTGATGAAGACGTAGATGTATTTTATACTTTAAATGATATAAAGACTGACATAGATGCCTTTGTGGATGAAGGACGGTTTTTATATATTTGGGGTTATAATGCAGGCAGTGGTAAAAGTTCGTGGGCAATTAAAATTATGCTAACGTATTTAGCAATGAATAGTTTAGGTAATGGGTTTAATCCTAATGTAGCTTATTTTGTATATGTTCCTAGTTTTTTAGCTAATGCAAAAAATTTTGATGATAATGAAAAGCGTCAAGAAGTAATTCAAAAAGCATTAAACGTAAATCTTCTTATATTAGATGATATTGGAGCGATACAGTTAAGTAAGTATGATGATTCAGTGCTTGCAGATGTAATTGATAGCAGATATAGAAATAAAAAAGCAACTATATTTACTAGTAATTTAAATCAAGAAGAGCTTGCGTCAAAGTGCGGTGTGAGAACTGCTGATAGAATACTGAGTGATATTTCGTTGCAGATAATCGGAGAAAGTAGAAGAGCTTCAACAAATCAATATAGAAGGAAGGGTAACTTATGAGCCTTTCAGAAAGTCAAGTAATAACTAAAGTAATAAAAGATAAAGATTACTCTGTATTAACTAATAATTTTTTAGATGAAACTTACTTCTTTGAGCATAGAGATGCATTTAATTATGTTAGAGAATATTATGAAAAATATAAATCTACTCCAACAGCTGAACAGTTAATTGCGAATTGTCCGAATTTTTCTTTTACAGACTTACCTTCTAATTTTAAATCTGTATTAGATGATATTAGAGAATTTAGGTTATTTAATCGTTGTGTAACTTTAATTCAATCTTCTGGGAAGATGATGGAAAAAGATGCTAATGATGGTGTTAGATATCTTTTATCTCATGTAGATGAGTTAAAACTTACTAATGAGATAACTTGCGTTGATATGATGCATGATAAGGAAAGATTAGAGGTTTGGGAAGAAAGAAAGAAGCATCCAGCAGAGATATATATTGAAACTCCATTTAAAGAATTAAATGAATATGTATATGGTTATCAGAGAGGTGGAGATCTATTTCTTTACCTTAGTAAGTCTAATACAGGAAAATCTCAAGTACTTTGTAGTAGTGCTGCTAAAGCGTGTATGGATGGAGACAGAGTTTTATTCATTAGTCCAGAAATGCCAAAGCTTGATATTCAATACCGTATAGATACTTACATCACTAATTTCTCTAATTTGGCTATGCAAAAAGGTTTACAAATAAATGGCTACAAAGAATATATTGAGGACATGAATAAAAGCGATAAGCATTTGTTTGTTGTAGATATGACTGATTTAAATAGAAAAATAACTGTAAGTAAAATTGAGCAGTTAATTCAGCAGACTAAATGTGATATTGTTTTTATTGATGGTATTAAATATGTTCGTCAAGACTATCCTAAAAAGGGGCAAACAGAAGCTGAAATAGAAGGAGAAGTTGGTGCAGAGTTACTTTCAATGTCTACACAATATAAAATACCTGTAGTTGGTGTAGTACAAGCAAGACGTAGACAAAATGAAAGTAAGAGTAATGAACAGGTGGATATGGACGCAGAGTCTATTGGTGGATCATATTCTTTAGCGCAAGTGTCTACTAGAATTATTGCTATTCAAAAGAAAGCAGGAGCATTACAATTAAGTATAGCTAAGAATCGTTATGGTTTAGTAGATAAAAAACTTTTATATGCTTATGATTTTGATCACTTAACATTTAATTATATTCCAGATTTAGAAGATATAGAAAAAGATGAAGATTTAAAAACACAACAACAAGAGGTAAAAAAGACAGTAGCTAATGTATTTTAGGGGCGATAACATGCCAAGATTAAATCATAGATGGAAACCTATGCGTTATAGACTTAGAGGTGTTAAGGTAGGTTTAACTAAATTAATAAATAGGTTAAAGTTAGAAGCGGTGTTTCCAGAAGAATTAGAAGATATAAAACTACTAGAAGATGTGCTTAAAATAATGGATGTATATGATTTACAGCCAGCTAATAAAAAACGATGTCCCTTTTGTGATTCCAAGCAAGTTGCAGAAACAGTTATTAAAGATGTAGATTTAACTGCTTTATGTGGAAATGCTACAAGAGGTACTACAAGAACCACTTCATTTAAATTAAGAATATGTAAGAATTGCGGTGTATACGAACTAAAAGAAGTAAATAATTTTGGATTGGAGGATTACTATGAACGTGTTAGAACAAGCAAAGAACAAGATGGCTCAAGTAATGACTAAGTATCGTTATAAAATTGAAGATATTGAGCATGAAGAATATGAAGAAATAGATGAAATAGCTATTAATGTATTAAAACAACTCCCCATTTATACAGAAATTACACATAATGGGGAATATGCTAAATTCATTGAAGTAGTTCCTTCAAAGCAAGTTTTCAGAATTTTTAAGAGAGATAAGGTAATAGAATTAGGCTTAGAAGAGGTCTTAAACCTAGCTCTTTGGTAAAAGGTAAATGCCTATGTTATTCATAGGAAAAGATAATATACCAGTAATGGCTAGTGTTCAAGACATTATGCTATTATTGCAAAAAACATTACATAGGGAAAATATTAATCTTTTAAAAGACCTGTGGATGCCAAAATCACCAGGACAAGATATAGTATTTACTTGTCCTTTTCATAAGAATGGTAATGAAAATAGACCATCAGCAGGTATAATGACAAGAGCAGATAGAGATACTGGCAAAGTATATTTTAATTGTTTTACTTGTCATGAGAAAGGCACACTAGAAACATTAGTATCAAGATGTTTTGGATATTATGGTGAAAATTTTGGTGCTCAATGGATACTTAAACATTTTGGCACTATAGAAGTAGAAAATAGAGAAGGGTTAATATATATTCCTTCACGAGAAAAGCCAAAACCAAAAAAGATAGAATATGTAAGTGAAGAAGAATTGGATAGTTATAGATATACATGCACTTACATGTATGATAGGTATCTTAATGATGAAATGATTGACTTGTATGATATAGGATATCAAAAAGATTTTTATGGACAAGAAGCTATAACTTTTCCTGTTTTAGATATACAAGGAAGATGCTTATTTGTGGCAAGAAGATGTATACATAAAAAATATTATTGGTATCCCCCTAATTCAGATAAGCCTTTATATGGTATATGGGAAGCAAGAAAGTTATTTCCTAATTCAAAAGTATGCTATATCGTAGAGTCAATGTTGAATGCTATTACATTAGTTAAAAATGGATTTTGTGCTATTGCCATGCTTGGTACAGGAACTAATACTCAGATAGAAGAAATTAAAAAACTAGGTTACAGGAGATACATAATTGCTACTGATCCTGACCAGGCTGGTTATAGGTCAAGAGATAAACTAATAGAAGCATTAAAATCAGTAGCATTCCTAGAATATTTAGATTTACCTCAAGGATGTGATGTTAATGACTTAGGTAAATATGATAAGGAAACATTTGTTAAGCTTATTGATATGTATACGAAACATTTATATTCAAGATAAGTACGGTTGGATACTGTACAAAGGAGGGACACTTGAGTGAATTAATGGAAGATGGTTATCCAGAAGACCTCACAGGATTAAAATTTGGGAAACTTGAAGTGATGTATAAGTGCGAGTTACCAAAAAGAAACTCTTATCATTGTAAATGTGAATGTGGTAATGAGCGTGATTTTAGTAGGGCTGAACTTATTGGTGGCCACAATAAAAGTTGTGGCAATTGTATTCATGATTTTACTGTGCATGGTGATTCTGGAACAAGAATATATTCGTCCTATAGACATATGCTAGACAGATGCTATAATCCCAATAATACAGAATACCATAATTATGGTGGTCGAGGGATAATAGTATGTGATAGGTGGAGAGAATGTTATAGTAACTTTAAAGAAGATATGTATGAAGAATTTAAGATTCATGCGTCAATACATGGAGAAAATGATACTACTTTAGATAGAAGAGATCCAGATGGGAATTATTGCCCAGAAAATTGTAGGTGGCTTACCATTGCTGAGCAACAACGTAATAAGAGAACAACTAAATTTATTACTTTAAATGGATTTACAGGCACATTAAGTGAACATGCTTCGAGAGGAAATATTAAGGAATCTACAGTTAGAAATAGAGTTTATACTGGTATGAATTTAGAAGATGCTCTAACTTTTCCAGTACAAGAGCAAATAAATTATTTTTATAAGGGAATTCCTTTGACAAAGTATTGCCATGACAATGGTATTGACTATAAATTAGTGTCTAGGCGTATTTATCTTGGTTGGGATATTGAGTCTGCTGTCGAAGCTCCAATAGGTATTACATACAAAGAATGGACAGGAGAAAAGCATAGTATTATTGGATTACATACTCTATATAAAGGAGTTCGTATATTTAAGTATTGTAAAGACAATAATATTTGTTATGACATGGTTAAACGAAGAATCTATAGTGGTTGGGATGTTAATTCTGCTATTGAAGCTCCTGTTGGAGTTAGTTATAATGATTGGTTGTGTATGACTGGAAGAGTTAGTGAGGTTAAATCAAAATATTGGTATGACGGATACCCCTTAGCATATTATTGTAAGATAAATAATATATCTTATAAACTTGTAGAGAATAGACTTTACGTAGGTTGGGATATAGAGGACGCAATAAACGCCCCAAAAGGGACACAATACAAAACTTGGTTAAAAATGAAAGAAAATAATAAAAATCCCCTTGACAATAATGAATAAGTATGCTATAATAATTTATGTAAATAATAATTGTCGAAGTAATTAAAACATTTAGTACAAAAGTGAGGTAATGAAGAATGCGTGTAAGTTTACAAGATGCAGTAAAAAGAGTTGGGCAGAAAGAAGCTAGAGCTAATGGGCAGGGTACTGAATTTAAAAATGTTCCTTTCTTTAAGCTAGAAGACAAACAGACAGCCACGATTAAATTTTTGTTTGATGATCCCTCGGCTATCCCCGTGGTTCGCACCCACATGATTCAGATGTATAGTAAAAA